ATGTAGAGAGCGCGGCCCCATTTGTCGGGCTCGGGCCCGCGCGTCACCAGGTCGGTGAAGCCCGTCTCGGGGTACTCCTGGCCCTCGGGCACCTTCTCAGGCCCGTCGCTCGCGCCAAAGCCCGCGTAGGTTTCCTCGCGCACGTCGGATGGCACCGGCGTGACGAGCTGGTCCAGCACCATCGGCACCTGCCGGTAGTGTTCGATCACCTTGTTGATGATCACTGCCTGCGTCACGTCGGTGAACGCCTGCGAGCGGACCTCCTCCAGCAGGGGATTGGCCTGCAGGTGGTTGGCCGCGCCGCGCATGGCGCGCGGCAGCGTCTCGTCGACCGGCCCGACGAACGCTTCCCAAACTTCGCGCAGCGAGTAGGCGTTAGCCCCGACGTCCTCGTCGTCGATGGCGTCGATGTACGCGGCGGCGGCGAGCTCCGCTCCATGCGTCTCGACCATCTCCCGTAGTTCGCGTGGGTTGAAGATCATAGCTGCGTACTCCGTTGTGCCCGGCGCCCCACGGCGTTCCAGGCTGGTTTCCTATGTCTCAAGCACCGGCATGTCCATGTACTCAAGAATCAACGTGCACTCGCCGGCTGTGGCCTGACCGCCCGATAGGATGTCCATCGGGTCATCGTGGTAGAACAGGTCGTACGCGTTCGCGTCCACGATCTCGGTTCGCAGGTACGTGCCGACGCCCGTGGCCGTGACGGTGTGGGTATCGTCCAGGCTGTTCGCGCCATTCTTGATCGTATAGATAGTGCTAAGCGTAGCGGCTGCCGTCTCGATCGACGCGAGGCTAAGCAGCTTGACGCGCTTCTTAAACGTGAGGTTCAGAAGCAGGTTGGACGCCCCTATATGCAGCGCGCCCGGCACGTTGAACGTCATGGTATGGACGCGCGACGCGAGCCCACCTTCGATATCGAACGGCGAGAATAGGATGCACTCGACCGTCGTCGTCGCGGCCGTGTAGCGCTTCACGCAGTAGCCGATCGCGTCGGCCGGGTCCGTCACGATCTGCAGCTTGGCCGACAGCAACGTATTGCCGCTGGCCTTCTCGAAGCCAAGCAGCGTGCCGACCAGCGGTGTGCCGCTCGTCATCGGCATCAGGAAGTGGCAACCGCTAGCGACCATGCAGGTCGTGTCGTGGAACTCCCGGCCGGTGCGGCGCTCCATTGCAACACCGATGAAGTACGGCACCGCGTTGCGGCGGGTGACCTCCTCGCTGGTATCCCAGATGAAGTCGGCCATCGGGTAGACGTACTCGACGGTCGCGTGCGCCTGCGTGCTCGTCGCGTAGAACATCAGGTCGCCGACCTCGAAGTCGATGTCGGCGTCGACGCGCCATTCGAGCTGGCGCGGGATGCGGCGCAGTAGTCTGTGTGCGCTTGGCATGATTTACACTCCTGTTACGGTTCGATTCTTAACAGGCTCTAACCCGCCAGGCGCGCGCGCGCCCGGCCCTTCAAGTGTCGCTTGACGTTCTCGACGAGCTGCTTGTGCGTCACGGCGCCGTCACCCTTCGGCGGACTCGTCGGCCGCGCGGTCGCACGCCCCTTGATGCGCTCAATGATCGATGCGGCGTCCTCAGGCTTGTCGAGCGCAGCGATAACAGCATTGCGCTCCCAGGCCTCGCACTCGGTAATCCCGGCAGCGCGCAGCAACTCGTCGGCCGCAGCGCCCTTTTGGGCCGCGCCGACTTGCTCCTGCAAGGCGGCCAGCCGGTCCTCCAGGCTCTTCTTGTTCTCCTCGCCCTTGCCCTCCTCCTCCTTGAGCGCCTTGAGCTGCGCCTCCGCCTCGTCGGCCTTCTTTTCCAGCTCGGTGATCTGTTCGTTCTTGGCGCTGACCGCATCCTCGACGATCTCGTCGAACAGGTCGGCTCGCTCCTCCATCAGGTTCTTCAGCGTGGCCTCGGTGAGGTCCATCGTTTTGCTCCTATGTAAAGCCCAATACGGCCGTGATCCCCGGCGCAAGCTGCTTGGTGCGCATCCGCTTGAACCCGCCGGGGTCGAGCTGCCGGACGCGGTGGTTGCTGCCTCCCTCGGGACTCTCCAGGCCGGATGAGCGGAACCCGTGGTCCTTCGCCCACTTCCGGGCCTGCGCTGGAGAGAACCGCCGCTTATCAAACAAAAGGCTCTGCACCTTGCCGCCGGGGCCGGGTGGCTGATTGCCGATCGCCGGCTCCGTTAGGCGCGCCTCGAACAGTCCCTTGTTAGTCGCGGGGGTTGTGACCAGATCGACGGAATAGGCCTTCGTCAACCGGTCAACGATCTGCTTGCCGCGCGGTCCGCGCACGTCGCCGTCCGCATCGATTGAGAAGCCGGCGCCCGCAGGGTCCCTAGTCGCGATGTTATGGATCAGGGGCCAGTGCTGGTCGACCACAACGCACAGCTCGCGCGCGCGCAGCTTGCCGCCGGCGATATGGAGTCCGTTGAGTCGTCCGATGAAATCGCGGACGGAGTGCGCGGCATCCCCCTCGGTATGGTCCAGGTACGACTTGCCGCCCTCGAATAGCCGCCGCGCGTCGTCGAGGGCGCGGTCGCTGTAGCGGCGCCCATTCGCGCTGACGGGGCCGAGCAGCGCTACGTCGAGCAGCCGGTGCCCGGCCTCATCCACGTTAGCCGCGTCGAGCGCGGAGGTTGTCAGTTCCCGGATATGGGTGCTACGGCAACGGCCGCCAGTGCGTGCGCGATGGCTCATGCTCGTCAACCCAGCCGACGAGCCGACCGCACCTGTAGACGGATGTCATACCCCGATAAGTCATGTTCGCGCGTAATATGGCTTCGTCCCAGGGCTGTGTCAAGGGCAGAATCGGACCAATTTTGTACGTCTGGGCCGTCATGGGTAGCAAGCGGATCGGCACCGCCCCGCGCCGCCACGCCGGCGTTACCTGCTCGACGTAGCCGCTCGTCGTCCGCCTGATCCACAACCAACGCCGCGGCCAGGTCGCCACGGGATCACCTAATACCAGACCGCGCACGCGCAGGTCGGCGAACGGCGGTAGGCCGGCCACGAGGCGCAGCAGCAGCGCCGCCAGATTGTCCGGCGACAGGCCCGTGACCTGCACGGCCTGCATCCTGTACTCGTCGGGCTCCTCGGCACCGGGCGCGAGCACGAATCGCCGCTTGACGACGGCCTGGACGCGGGCGGCCCGCCGCGCCGCGGGCGGTAGCTCCTCGAGTGCCGGCCGCATGAGTTCCGAGGCGTCACCGTCCAGCCGCACCAGCTCGAACCCGGCGTCGTGCGACAGGTCGTTCAGCCGGCGCGCCACCTCGCGGACCTCGCCGCGGCGCAGGCCCTCGGCAGCCAGGGCAGACGCCCGGCCATCAGTGCGCGCGAACGTCGGGACGCGACCAGCGAGCGCCATCAACGCCGCCTCCCTCTACCCGTCAACCCCAGCACAATGAGCACGACAAGCGCCAACGTCGCGACGGGAACGCAGATCAGGGCGGCCAACGCGAGCAGCAGCAGCTCCATCAGTCGTCCTCCGGCGGCCGGTGCCGCAGTTCGGCGAGGGAGCGGCAGATCTCGCGCAGGCGCCTGTCGAGCGCAGAAGCGCTGATGCAGACCACGCCGATCAGGACTAGTATCCCTATTAGGATCAAGGCGAGTTCGTTCATCACGCGTACTCCTTCATCAGGTCCCCGACCGGCACGATCTGCCCGTCGTCCGCGAACCGGTCCACCGGCACGCCCTGCTGGTACAGATCGTACCGCGCCTTGCCGAGCGCCTGCCGTTGCGTGCCCGCGCTCTGCCGCGCCAGCCAGGCCGCATACGTCACCTTCTCCACCGCGCCCGCCGCCAGCTTCGTCAACAACGAGAACGTCTTATCGGTCTTCTTCTGCGGCACGTCGAACGTGGCCGCGAGCTGGCCGGGTGACTTGAGCACCGGCATCAATATGCACCTACAGCGCTGGTGAATTGGCGGTTGAGGCAGGTCGGCCATCGACGGCTCGCCGCGCGCCGGCTCATACCAGTAGACGCGGCCGTCGTAGTCCATGCAGGCCGGGCAGGTACGGGTATCGAGCGCCGCGCTGTACTGCTGCCCGCCCAGCACGTCCCGGTTGGCCTCGTACATGCTCTGCAGCCCGGCGTTGTGCGCCCGCTGCACCTCGGTCCGCACGAAGTTGTCCCAGCCCTTGATCTCCGTGAACTCGTCCTGCAGCTCGCGGCGCAGGTGGGTAGGCGTCCAGCCTTCGGCCAGGCCGACCTGTAGCAGGAACGCGGCGCGGCCGTTCTGGTGCTTGATTATGGCGGAGCGACCGGCCGCCCAGGACCCGGTGCGCGTCATACCCTGCACGAGCTCGGCCGCGTCCGCCTCGGCCATCGGCTTGTAGCCGGAGCGGCCCGCGAGCACCAACGGCAAAGCCGGGCCGAGCCGTTCGCGGATCAGCCCGCGGCTGGAGCGCTCAAGGCGCCGACCAACCGTTTGCCGCGTGCTCAGAACCACGCGCGCCAGGAGTGGCAGCAGCGCCGCCAAGCCGGCGTCCACCGCGGGCCCGGCCCAGACGGCCAGCTCGGCCCGCTGCGGCAGGCGCGTGACGGGCAGGTGATCAGCCCAGGTCAGCCCGCCGGCCTCGGCTGCGGCCTCGACGGCGGTAGGGGCGAACCGCGCCACGTCGTGGCCGCGGGCCATCAGGGCGTCGGCTATTATCGTTTGCAGGTTCGGCACTTGCGCACGCTGGGAGTGTCAATTGGTCCGGGGTGTTAGGTTTCTTTCAGCCGCGTGTTCGCTGGCGGCGTCGCCACGAACTCCCCGCACCAGTTCTCTCCTACGGTAATAGGCCAATTCGCTCGGAGCGACTCAGGCCCTTCGCGCAAAATCTGCGGCGATTGAACGCAATGCGGCGCGTGCCGCCGGCACAGCCCCTGGTCGGCATACTTGCCCTCCAGCCGTTGCCAGTACGCACACGCTTGGCACGCCTCGTTGCCGTGTAGCATCTCATTCTCCTTGCGGTTCGATCTGCTGATCGAGGCCCGCTGGCGCACGCATGATCTGCGGTGCCGGCTGCTGCGCGCCCCGCACGTGCTGCATGATCCGCAGGTCTAGCAGCGTGGCGACGTGGCGCAGTATCCCGGCCACCTCCATCATACTGAGCTTGCCGCCGTTCAGATGGTGCTGCACCGTCACCTCCAGATCGTGCGCCAGCGCCTTCTGGTTCGCGTCGATTACGGTGATCTTCACCTGCTTCGGTCCGTCATGATTGCTCATTCCTGCACTCCCTCTGCGGCGATGCGCTCGCGCTCCGCGGCCGGATCGTAGCGCCGCCGCTCCTGCCACGTCTGCCGGCTGATGATCCCGTGATCATGCTCGACCGACAGCGCCTGCACCTCATCTTTGGCCTGCCGCAGCACGAGGTTCGGGAAGACGAACCGCGCCTCGACCGGCTTCCCGAACCACCAGTTCAGGAACTCCCCGAACTGTGCGCCCATGAAGTCCTGCCACGAGATCATCGCCTGGATGCCGGGGTTCTCGGCCACGCGCGTGCTCGCCAAGTTGGCGTTGCTAGCGTCGGCCGTCACCCAGTACTCGGGCATGGAGAAGAATGCCGCGATCAGTAGCCGCATAGCGCGCCCGTCCCAGCGCACATCGCGCGCGTCCACGTTGGGGCTCTTGTACTCGTACTCGACGTCGTCCGTGTGGTCGAACGTGGTTCCCGGCATGGGCTTGAGCGCGTAGCGCTGGCTCTGCTGGTCCGGCCGCGTGAACGTCCCGGCCTTCACGTCGTCGGCGAACTTCTGGAGCTGGGCTGGCGTCGTGCGCTTATGCTTGCGGAACAAGGTGATCGAAGCGCGCGCCTCGTTCAGAATCGCCCGCACGTTGACCCACCGTTCGTACCTGTCGATGATCGGGATCGCGTCGTACAGCAGCGGCCAGCCACGAACCTCGTTGCTGTCGCAGAACGGGTCGCGGAAGGCGAAGACCTCGGCCGCGTCCACAAACTCGCCGTCGATGTAGTAACCCTCGACCGTTTCGGTATCCAGCTTACCGTCGCTCACCGCGACCTTCACGCCGTCGATTACGCCGTTGCTCTTGTCCTTGCCGTCCGGCGTCTTGATCCGACCGGGCTCGACGAACCGCAGGTCCACCCCATTCTGCCGATCCTTCCTGCTGCCGAACCGGCGCAGGATGCTCTCGCCGTCCCGCGGGATGCGGCGCATGATCTCCCGCCGGCGCTGCCACCACTTCAGGGCCGCCGCATCCTCCTTCCACTGCTTCGCGATCGCCTCGTCCTCGAACGAGATCCCGAAGCCGCCCCCGACCGTGAAGTTCACGGTCTGAACCACGATATTCCGAGCGTGCGCATTATTGCGGGCGAAGTCCCGGGACTCCTCGCGCGCCTTGCCCAGGCCGACACGCTTCCGGGCGGCCTCGGGGCCGGTCCGCCGCTGACCGGCGGCAAGCATGTCGCGGTCGAAGTATAGGTTCGCTAGGTCGTCGTAGGCTCCGAACATGTGCTCGGCCACCTCGGCCTCCGCAAGCGCGGCCCGCTGGCGGGCTCGCTTCGTCTTCCACCAATCGGCTAGTATTCCGATCATGGCAGCCTCCTCGCGGGCTCTAATCCGCGGTTTAGGTTATAGTGCTCCTCGGACGCCATGCGCGCCCACTCTTGCACCAGCAGCCACACGCCCATCGTAAGCGAGTCGGCGTGGTCCGGCGAGGGCAGGCCGGTCCGCTTGCAGTAGTCGACCTTGCTCTCGAGCGCGATCCGCCGATCGGCCCGCACCTGGTACTCGCGCACCGTGAGCTGCTGGTCGAGTTCGGCCTCCGGCAGCTCGAGCCGCATCAGGCCGGCCTCAAGCGCCTCACGCGTCACCCACCACGACTCCGCCACACGGTTGACGAACCGCGCGTCGTCGATTGCCTTCTCGCCTCCGACGAACGGCACGACCGGTAAGCCGGCCGCGGCAAGCTGATCCGTCACGCCGCCTCCGACGCCGGTGTCGTCCACGATGTACCAGTCGGCCGGCGACAGCGCGCGCAGTCGGTCGGTTGTCTTGACCGTCCCGGCCCGGCCCCACTGCCGCTGCCAGACTACGCGCTGGCCCTCCAGCCGCGTGACGACCGTGAAGTTGTCACCGTAGCGCGCCACGTCGACCGCATAGATCACCGGGTGCGTCGTGTTGGCCGGCACGTCGCGCGCGGCCCGTAGCCATTCAGGCGCCACCATCGCGCAAGGCGAACCCTCGGCCGGGAACTCGCCGTCGATCCGGCTGCCGATGATCTGCGGGCTCCCCGCGTAGCGGCGCTCAAAGTCAGCGATCCACTCGCGCGTCACGGAGCCCGGGATTAGCTCGCGGTCGCTCTTGACGTTCGGGTGCTCGCGGCTGCCGATCGTCAGGCGCGCGACGTGCGAGTCGCTACAGGCCCGATAGAAACGTCCGCTAGCGACGATCGGGTTGCCGAACATGACGAGCTGCTGATCGCCGCCGGTCAAGCACGCATCGATCGCCTGCCAGATCGACTCCGGGAACCCGTTAGCTTCGTCGATCAGGAAGCGGAGCCGCGGGGCGTGCCAGCCCTGGAAACGCTGCGGCTCGCGCGTGCTGAACCCGTACGCCGCCCAGTCGGGCGCCAGCCGGATGTTCCGCCGCATCGGCGCGCCGAGGGCACACAATAGCGGGCTGCGCAGCCAGAGACCCAGCACCTCGCGCCACAACAGCTCCTCCACTTGGCGGTTCGTCGGCGCGCTCGTGACGATCGTGGTCCCCGGCCCCAGAACGGCCAGCCAGTAGCAAACCAGCGCGCCGCCCAGGAACGTCTTGCCAACACCGTGCCCTGTCTTCACGGCAACCTCGCGCGCGCCGGACTCGATCAGCCGGGCAACATCCCGCTGGCGGCGCCAGAGCCGGACGCCCAGCACCTCACGACAGAAGCGCGTCACACCCATCGCGCCGATCTGCTGCCGTTCAACACGCGCCTCGAAAGCGTCGGCGAGAACGTCCAGAATCGTCGCCTTATCGTCTACCGGCGCGTCCGTCACCGTCTCCATCTCCGCCCGGTCGAGTCGTATACGAGATTGCGGTTACGCGCCGGAACGGGACGCGCGGCTCGTCCTCCGCCACAACTGACCGCAGCTCAGTCGCTAGGCGTAGACCGTCCTCGCGAGTAAGCCGCGCACCGAAAACCTTGTCTACGGCTTCCGTAAATCGCTGAACTACCGACTGCATGTGGGTCGCCGTCAGCTTGAGTTGCGCGTACCGCTGCACCAGCTCCTCGCGACGGAATAGCTCGCCGAACACGACGCGCGCCGCCGCTATGCGCTCGTCCGGCTTGAGTTTGTCGTCGCTGAGCATCTGGAGCAGGCGCGCTGCGGCCGGGCCGCTGGCCTTGGCGAGCAGCGCATGCGCCTGCTCGACCTGAGCCTTAGACACGAACAGGAGTAGCTTGCGAGCGGCCGGCCGACGGCGCCCGTGGACGATCTCCGAGACGTACTTCATCCCGTAGCCGATGCGCTTCGCGGCCTGCGCGATGGTCGGCGTATTGAGGATCGCCTCGACGATCTCCTGGTCGGTCTTACGTGGAACGGCCATACCGCAATCTTCCGGCAAGTTCAGCCGGGCCGCCGCCGCGCGGGGCAACCTATCGGGGAGTAGGGTGCGGACGGCGCGTGCTTCGTCCATCCCCGGCGGCGGAACGGCCTGTCTACTGGAGGAATAACACGGCGACCCCCCGCTTGTCAAAGGGGCGGGTCGGATACGGACTCGTCGTCGGCCTCCAAAAGGTCGGCGCATGACTGGCAGAGCGTGCCGGCCGTGAGGCGCAACTGGGACTTTCCAAAGCACGCGACAAGATCGTACGCCTTCAGGTACATGATGTCACCGCAGCCGAAGCAGGCCGAGCCGTCGGGGTCACGCTCCCTAAGCTCGAACACGAACGGGATGCTGAGTTGAGCCATGCTACACCTGTGATACTAGCAGCCCACACCGTTCCGCGATTCGCCTACGGGCGATCTCTACGTAGGCCGCATCTAGCTCGATGCCGATGAAGTCATGCCCGAGCATGCCACACGCGATGCCGGTCGTGCCCGAGCCCATGAAGGGGTCCAGCACGGTGCCACCTGGCGGCGTGACGAGCTTGACCAGCCATTCCATTAGGGCCAACGGCTTGACGGTCGGGTGGTTGTTTCGCGTGGGCTTTGGGTCTCCGCCATCCCGGCGGGTGATGTGCTGGCCACTCGTTTCGCTCCGAATGCCACTTTCCCGCAACGGCAAGTCTTCACACCCCGCGTTCCGTTCGCTCCGGCTCGCCTTGGCGCAGTAGAAGAACCGGG